TGGACCAAAACCTTCGGCTGCACGACTTGCATCTTGAACAGCATAAAATTTATTAATGCTCTTGGCTGTGGCATCTAACAGCAGGTCATCATTCAAATGTGGAACTTCAATAACATCACCAGCCATGAGTTTGCGGCCCAATCTTTCTACCATTTCGTTAGTATGAAAAGTAATAAACAATGTGTCTGCATTTAAAAACAATCCAAACTGACTTAGATCAAAGTCTTGGTCAGCTACATTATAAGCGCCGCGTAATTCGTATATGCTTGTGTCATACACACGGTCGCGGTTTTCCATAAACAGCAGATCCTGCATGTTCAGCTCACTGAGCTGGTCCTGCTCAGACAAGTTTGGTCTTGCCGGATCAGATCCATCTTCTACGGCTGCTGGTCCAAGGTATTTGTGGACCAAAAAGGAAGTGCCGCCAGCACCCACTGCTTCGCGAATAATGCGGTCCTGATAAAAATAATCTGTGGTTTTAGCGTTTTTCCAGAGTGATATCTTTGGCATATTTGATCCTCATGCTATTTATCGTATCGTTTTGGTTGACAGCAAGTATAAACGAAGCTATAATAACGACATTGGATACATACTCCTAGGAGAGAACCATGTCGCTAGTAACTAAATTTAAAATTACTGCCAAAAAGTCCAAAAAACCCGTTGCCCATAATGTTAAAGCTGCCGGTAATACCAAATACATGGCTGACGGCAAGATCAAGCTCAGACCTATTAAAAATATTAAAGATATAAAATACCTAGGACAAGAGCCAACATGGGACGACCAAGATTCATTGACAGCAACGGAATTGAACTCTCGCATAGCGCGAGCGTTTAATTGGTATAATTATGCTTGTGACGGAAAAGATTCTCGGAAATTTTTTGAAGATTGGTGTGCTATAAACAAAGGATACGAGGAGTATCCAAAAAAGTTTAGTCTTCTACCAGACTGGCAGCTTGGACAAACTCTGGGTTATAAATGCAGAATGTTTATGGTAGGCCTTAAGGTTAAGGATGTCAAATCAGATTTTGCATTCATTAACAAACGCATTGCTGAATTAGAAGTAATTTTGGCTAAACAAGCACCTGCTAAGTCTGTGCCAACAGCCACCGAAGCCAAGAAAGACACGATTCAGGATCGTTTACATGTAAAATTCAATGAAGTAGTAGGCGAAATTGAAGGAGCCGTTGACGATTATTTTAATGACAAAAAAGATTTTGATACCTATAAATTTTTGCAGACTTCCGAATTGTCTGCACAGTTTGCCTTAAAGATTCCAGAAATTTACCAGTGTCAGGTAGCTGAACTCGACGAGTATCTTGAGGGCAAATGTCCCCAACTGCTTGAAGGATACAAGCATCTAGGCAAGCGCGGCGCCAAGGATGCCATCAAATTTTATCAAAGCATCATTGACGGAGCCAATGCTTATAAAGCCGCTAAGATTGCAACTCGCGCCAAGCCCAGGCGCAAACCAGTGCCTCCGGAAAGGCTAGTACGAAAGCTGAAATATCTTAGGGAATTCGTTGAGCTCAAGCTCAACAGCATTGACCCACGAGATATTATTGGATGCACCGAACTTTGGGTCTACAATACCAAAACACGCAAATTGGGGCGGTTTCATGCCAACATGCATGGTGATACGATAATTAACACCCTTACTGTTAAAGGCAGGGCCATTGTTGGTTTTAGCGAGTCGTTGAGTGTGTGCAAAAAACTACGCAAGCCTCAAGAAGTACTGGACAAGTTTCGAATTGCTGGCAAGCCGCAGCTACGCAAGTTTTTAGACCCTATTAGAAGTGTAGAAACTAGATTAAAGGCTCGTATTAGTCCAGAAACTATTTTACTCCGCGCAATTAAGTAACTTTACCTGGGTGTCTCCGGTAAATACTATCGGAGACACCACATGGCAGATACTACCCAAAGAAACAAAGCTCAAAAAACTATAGAACTCACCCTCGGCGGAGGCATGGTTGATATCGAGCTTGACAAAGAGCACTACGATATAGCCATTGACAGGGCTGTTGCCAAATATCGTCAGCGAAGCAGCCGTGCGGTCGAAGAAAGCTATATGGTCTTGACACTAGAACCTAATGTCAATGAATATACACTGCCTGACGAAGTTATTGAAGTTAGAAATGTCTTCAGACAAAACAGCGGAGGAGTAAGTTCGGGCGGTTCTGGTGCCACTGGCTTTGATCCTTTTGAAGCTGGTTACTTGAACATGTACCTGTTGAGCTACGCCAAAGCCGGTAGGATGGCCATATTTGAGTTGTACATGGGTCACCGAGAACTATTGGCCACAATGTTTGGAGCCTATGTGACCTACAACTTTTCAAACACAACAAAACGGCTATTGTTACACAGACGTTTCAAAGCAGAAGAACAGGTGATTATACAAACCTATAATTTTAGACCGGATGAAGATTTGTTAGCCGATACCAGTTCCGGTCCATGGATTAAAGACTATGCGCTGGCACAGGCTAAAATGATGTTGGGTCAGGCTCGCAGTAAGTTTGCCAGTCTGGCAGGACCTCAAGGTGGTGTGCAATTGAACGGCACCGACCTCATAACCCAAGCCCAAACCGAAATTGAAAAACTCGAAGAAGATCTTAAAACCTATGCTGAAGGTGGCACACCTCTCAGCTTTATATTTGCATAATGTCTAAATATTCCTCGTTGTTTTATAAAATATATCATTGGATTGCAATGCTGCCAGGAAAAATATCTTGGAGTAAAAAAACATATATTACACAAGCTGATAAAGATGAACTTGCTCGTCTACTGGCCAAGGGATACTACATTATTCTAACAGGCGAAAAGCACTATCTCAGCGGTATTATAGTTTCTTTGTTGTCATGGTTCAAAACCGGAGTGTGGGCAAACTATACCCATGCATTGATGAATTGCGATAATATCACCAATCCCGCAGACACTGTCAGTTTCAAGTTCGTAGAGGCCACTGGTGTTGGTGTGCATTATTCTACATTTGATAAAGTATTCGCATGCGATACGGTGTGTTTGCTAACGCCAAACAACATTGACAACACGGAATGGACCAAAATCATTGATGCATTACTGAAGCAGCAAGGCAAACCATACGATGATTTATTTGATCTGTCAGATGATTCGCATGTCAGTTGTGTTGAATTAGTTTTAAATGCACTCAAAGCTGCAAATTATGATGAGGAGTTTGCTGATTTAAAGAGATTGATTGACAAAGAAAAAAATCTAGTGCCACAAATGTTTAGAACCTGTATTGACTTTACGGTAAAATACGAAAAGTAAAACTCTTGATTTTTTGCGTTAATAATGCTATTATACTAGCATGAATAAAATCATTGGGTTAGTGGGATTCATTAGTTCCGGCAAAGACACAGCCGCTGATTATCTTGTAAATTTCCACAAGTTCCGCAGAGACTCATTTGCCGCCGCCCTTAAAGATGCAGTTGGTGCAGTTTTTGGTTGGGACAGGGAACTCTTGGAAGGGCGTACCAAAGAGGCTCGAGAATGGCGAGAACAAGTTGATTCGTGGTGGGCTAAAAAGCTAAATATGCCTGAATTGACACCGCGATGGGTATTACAATACTGGGGTACCGAAGTTTGTCGTCGTGGATTTCACGATGATATTTGGATTGCAAGCCTTGAAGCTCGTTTACGAAATACCAAAGACAGCATTGTGGTCTCAGATTGTAGATTTCCAAATGAAATTCGTGCCATTAAAGAAGCTGGCGGAACTGTGATTTGGGTGCAACGGGGCGAGTTACCAAGTTGGCATGCTATAGCTGCTAATGCCAACAAGGGCGATGCAGCAGCAGCCATTAAATTAAAACAGTTAGGTATTCATGCAAGCGAAACAGCATGGGTTGGAGCCCAATTTGATTACATTGTGGATAACAATAGCACTGTTGACCAGCTTTATTTACAGCTCAAAACGATTGTCCAGTAAAGAACAAATCTAAGTTAAACCAATAAATAGGCCCTTTTTACCAAAAACTGCTAAATATCTTCATGAAGGGTATAAGAATCCCTAGAATGAATATGGAGATATTTATATGGCTCAATTAGTTTCCCCAGGCGTAAGTGTTTCGGTTATTGATGAAAGTGCATACGCATCAGCTGGCACCGGAACGGTTCCTATTATTGTTTTTGCAAGTCGCGAAAATAAAACAGCACCTGACGGTACCACAGCACTTTACACTACAGCAGCTTATGCCAATAAGCCCTTGCTGATTACAAGTCAGAGAGAATTGACGCAATTGTATGGTGAACCGCAATTTACTATTGTCGATGGTACACCAATTCATGGACACGAACTTAATGAGTATGGTCTATTAGCAGCATACTACTACCTAGGTATTGCTAACCGGGCCATTCTAGTTCGTGCAGATTTAAAAATGGGAGAGTTGGAGCCAAGTGAAACCGCTCCAGCAGGTCCTCCAACCAACAACCAATATTGGGTTGAAAGCGACACGACATCATGGGGTATCTTTGAGTATTCAGGAGACAAATGGGTGTCCATGCCAGTTTCAACTTCTAATGGTGTTCCGGGACCCGGCACTGGCAGCAACGGTCAATATGCCGTAGATGTTTCTGGTGAACTTTTTGAGTTCTACAAAAAAGTAGCCGGTGTCTGGGTTAAGGTGACCTCAGCCGCCCTGTCAAAGACAGTGACTCTTGCTCCGCACTACTCGGTTCCAACAGGTTCGGTGGCGGGTGATGTGTGGTTTAAGACAACCACACCAAATGCAGGTTTCAATCTCAAACTGCAAAAGTTTAACTCTACCACAGAAAGCTGGACACTTCAATCAGTTGGTCCAGGCAAAGTTGACATGTTGGTGGCCTATCAAGATAATGCCACAGCAACAACAGCGTTTGGCAATGCATTAAGCACCAACGACATCTATATTCAAACCGCAGATTCAAATGCGGCTGCATTTACTATCAAGCGTTACACAGGTAGCGCCTGGATTAGTTTAAATCCAAGTGTTTCTGCTTCTGCTCCAACTGGTATCGTCCCAGATGGCAAGCTATGGTATGATGCAGGTGACACAGTTGACATGTATATCAAAGACACAGTAGGTGGTGTTGCAACTTGGAAACCTGTAAACAATGTAACAGCTAATACAGAAGAGCCAAGTTCACCAAGTCAAGGTGATGTTTGGATTGATACCAATGACATGGAAAATTATCCAGTTATTAAGTTTTATGATGGCTCAGATTGGGTGACTCGCGATAAGGCAGATCAAACAACTGAAAACGGTTGCTTGTTTGTTGACCTAACCGACACAGCCGGTGATACCACCGGCGCAGGCGGCGGCGCTACACCAATGGACGATGAAGCACCAAATCCTGCCTACTACCCCGATGACATGCTGCTGTGGAATCATGCAGTAAGCTCGGGTAACGTTAAGAAATGGAATGCCGCCGAAGAGTTTTGGCAAACCGAGTCTGGTAACATTGACTCAGGACCATATGCCGGTACACCTTACATGTTTGAGAAGGCTCAACGTCGTGTAGTGGTCAAGCGTCTACAGTCAGCTTTGACTGATAACGACGATCTTCGTGCAGAAACACTGGCATTCAACATCATTGCCACACCAGGCTATGTTGAATGCGTGGATGAAATGATTACATTGAATGTAGACCGCAAGGAAACTGCATTCGTAATTGCTGACACTCCAATGAAGCTCTCAAGTAGAATGAGTGATGTAACAATATGGGCTAACGGTACCAATGCTGGTACCAACGGAGCCGATGGTTTGACAACACGCAACGGTGGCGCTGCAATTTACTATCCAAGCTGCTTGTCTACTGACCTAAGCGGTAACGATGTTGCTGTTCCGGCCAGCCATGCAGTGTTGCGCGGCATTGCCTACAACGACTTGGTAAGTTATCCGTGGTTTGCACCCGCTGGTTTAACACGCGGTTTATTGAGTGGTATCAGTAATTTGGGCCTAGTAACTGCTGAAAATGAGTTTGTGCCCGTTGCACTAAACCAAGGTCAACGCGATACACTGTACTTGAAGAAAATCAACCCATTGGTCAACTGGCCAGGACAAGGCTTGTATATCTGGGGTCAAAAGACTTTGCATCCATCAGATTCTGCCCTTGATCGTGTAAACGTTGGTCGACTATTGGCCTACTTGCGAGAGCGATTCGATGTAATTGCGCGTCCGTTTATTTTTGAACCAAACGACCAGCGCACAAGAGAGCGTGTGCTAGCAGTATTCCATGGCTTCCTTGAAGATTTGCTTTCTAAGAGAGCCGTATACGACTTCTTGGTAGTATGCGATGAATCAAACAACACACCGTCTAGAATTGATAGAAATGAACTGTACATTGATGTGGCCATTGAGCCTGTTAAAGCCGCAGAATTCATCTATATTCCTGTCAGGGTTGTTAACACCGGCGCGATTGCCGGCGGTACACGCTAAATAGCTAGTATTAAGGAGAATCCAAAATGGCAGTCGATTTAAAAAAGTTTAATGTGCCTGGCGGCGAAAACGATATCTTAGTACAGCCGAAGCTAAGTTATCGCTTTGCTGTTCTGTTAACTAGCTTTGGAGACGGAAACGAGACGCAAAAGCTAACTAGCCAGGTCGTAAGTGTCAGCAGACCAAGTGTTACGCATGATGATGTAGTAGTTGATGTTTACAACTCGAGAATCTTTCTTGCAGGCAAGCATACTTGGGATCCACTCACACTTACAGTTCGTGATGATGTAACAGGTAGTGTTGCTAAGGCTATTGCTAGCCAACTTCAAAAGCAAATTAACCATGCTACTCAAGCTTCTGCTAAATCCGGTGCTGGTTATAAGTTTTCAATGAAGATCCAAAACCTTGATGGTTCTGACTCGGCCACCACCCCACTCGACGAGTGGGAACTTGCTGGATGCTACATCCAAAACGTAAACTACGGTGAAAACAACTATGCAACCAGTGATCCATTACAAATTACTATTGCTATCAAGTTTGATAATGCTAATCACAATGTTGGCGGTCTTGATGCCCTGGCGCAGGCGCCGTCGCTTGGCACCGGCGATCTCGCAAGCGGAGGTGGCAGCGGAGGTTGAGGCGGCTAGCGGAGGTGGTTTCAATGCCCTTTAAGCTGGTCCGTAAACATATATTTTAATTAAAGTGATAAGTAAGTGTAAGCAAAATAGCTTGCCCTTACAGCAAAATGAAAAGGGCGAGAAATCGCCCTTTTTTATTGGAGTAACAATATAAATGGCCTACAGTAACTTAGCAACCAAAACGATCATGTCCGGTATTGAGTCCCATAGTACCGGCACAGGTTTTGGTATCAACTTTCCTTATTTAAAATATGCTTGGGAATTATCTATTGTCGATACTAAAGGAAAAAATCATTCGTTAAATGAACTTCCGCCATTAGTTGCAAGAACTGTAGAACTGCCAAGATGGGCCACCGATACTCAAATAGTAAATGCGTACAATCATAAAACTGTTGTGCAAACAAGATTTAATTGGGAACCTGTAACTATCAGTTTTTATGATCAAATCAATAAGTCTGCTGAATGTTTGATTTGGCACTTTGTAATGGGGCAATTTGATGCAGAAGATGGCAGTAAAAAGGCCAGCTACAAACCCCTTACACTTGAAATTCGCATGAAAAATCTCAGCGGCGAGTCTCCTAATGGAGAGAAAGACAAGATCTATAGGTTGAAAAACGCCTACATCACTGATGCTCAACATGACACCCTAGATTATTCAACGAGCGATGTAGTTTTATGGACTGTAACCATGCGCTACGAAGATGTAGAAATTGCAGAGTGTGGCTTTAAAGGAACGCCGCCAATTGCATCCACGGGTATGAAAAAAAGGGAACCACCGATACAACCGAAACCACCGGTTGTCGCAATGCCGGAAAAGAAAATTGATGATCAACCCGATCGGCGGGATCCTGATGAGCGTCGAGATTCTGAAGCTGGCCGGCGCTTCGCGAAACCGACTAATGCTGATCGTAAGGCGTGGATAGCGGCCACCGGCGGGGTTTTACCCTTTAGAGATGGCCGACAACTGAACACTGATGAAGCGTTAGCCGATTGGATACACCGGGGAAGGCCAGCCTATAATGCACCACCTGGACCCAGTATTGGCAGTCGAATTAAAAATTTTGTCACTTGGCCCAAACCAGATGAAAATAAAGACACAGACGTAATTAACCGGCGCAGCTACGTTGACGAACGGCGAGCGGCAGCATTGCGTCAGGCGACGCCTGGCGATTGGTCGCGTAACTCTCCGAGCACAGGTCCGGATGAGGCGGCGAAGGGCAGTGTACAGCCAGCTGGCCCCAAGCCTTCTTTTCCTCCTTCACCCCCTAAAACTCCAGAGGAAAGGAAAGTAGTAATTGATCAATTTGTTAAAGAAGAGGCCAAGTTTATAGAGTCCCAAAATTATAATCCGGAATTCAAAAAAGCATATATAGCAGCTCTAGAAGGGCCGGCACGCCCAAGAACTACTAATCCTCAGAGTCTTAATACGGCCCGGTCCCATGCAGAGACGATCGCCATGGGGGTATCACCAAAGCATAGTGATCACGTCAGAATAACTGAGGGTTCCGGAAGGGTCGTCGACGTCCCCAGATCGCGCAATACCGCGGCGGTGGGTGATCCTTCACCAGCG